TCGATGGGCGGCCATCAAATCTCGTCGCCTAATCCGGCTTGTGTTTCGATGGCTACCAAGACTCACAATGTGTCCGTGTATCGCGACCGTGCTGTGATCACTGATGAGTATGGTCAGATTGTTTCCGTCCCGTTTACTTTCGGTATGTGGGCTGCGGGATTTGCTGCGTTTATCGAAAGGAGAATGTCATGACCAAGTCACTGCATTCGGAGCGTTTCAGGATGAATAAGGCTCTGATTAGGTGCGAGCATTGCGGGCAATGGTTTGAGAATTGGGCTGTTCACGATAGGCATCTCAATATCGAGTCGAATAGGGGTATACTGAGTCTTAATGAGGACCGCCCTTGCAAGGTGGCTCCTCGTGAGGCGTTTCCGGTTACGGTTTGGATCGACACTACTGAAAGGCATTGATAATGGCTGGTTCGAAAGTTACTCAGGGCGTTGCCTTCATTTTCACTGAGGAGCTGCCGGATTATGCGGCTCATCGTGTGCTGTTGGCTGAGACGATTGTGCAGAACCGTGAGACGTTGATTCAGTTCCATGAGATCACCGCGAACATCTCGGCCGCTTCGACGAAGCCTCTGAACAAGGGCCAGCTGAATTGCGACCTCCATGAGTGCATCCAATTGGTTAAGGATTATTTGTGGATTGTTGCCGATGATGAGGTTCAGCCTGTGTTCGTTTACTTGAAGATGAAGGACATCACCCCGTATGAGGACGCGATTCACCCTCAGTGATTATTGGCCGATGGTTGCCGCCGTCGCTCTGGCGAACAGTTCTGTTAGTCATTGTGATGATAGGTTTCTTACTTGCGATCATGCCGGGGGCACTGTAATATGGAGGGATCAGCTGGGGCCTGACAGGTTCCGTATCGAGGTTGGCGGTCAATCGGGGACCGTGGCTTCATTCAACGACATAGCTTCCATGTTCACTGGAAAGGGGATTTGATCATGGATAAGTTCATCGAGATTCTGCTTATCATTCTTTGCATGCTGGCTGCGTTCTGGTGCGGTATGCGTTATGAGAATCGGATGGAGGTCGAACGTTACAATCACATGGTGTCTCAGCTTGAGAATGTGCAGCGTCAGACGGGTGTGCAGTACGATCAGTCGTTCGTTGATTTCATTAACAAGGCGGCTCCCGGGGGTGAGCATTGATAATGAGTGCCGAGTCGGATTTCGAGGATACCGTTAGGATTTGCGAGTCTGATGGGGTCTCGCATCTGGGGGATGAGATGTGATGGATTATGATCCGTGGGAGGAGTTGAATATTTTCATCGAGTCGTTTCAGCCGTTGAAGGAGTTGGATGGGTTCCAGGTTGATTTCGAGACTTGTGCTGTGTTCTTCGATGGGAACCGTGTGAGGGTGAATGGACCTGAGGATTGGGATATCCAATCGCATAACGGTGATAAGACGACGACACAGGATGGGGCGTATCGTTGGGTTGAGTCCGAGTACGGTATGCTTCCGAATACGGTTCCGCAGTATATGCACCCTTATGAAGGAGATTACGATGACTAAGTTCAAGCACTTGCAGGAGATGGCGTACGATATTCGTAGTCGTTTCGGTGGCGCTCCTGTGGTGGATGTTGTGAATGGAGCGGTCGTGTTCCGCGACAGTGTTGTGACGCTGCAGTTGAATGCGAAGCGCCAGGCTGGGTGCTTGTGGGTGGTGGATACTCCTGGTGGGTACCATACGTTCTGTCGGACGGATGAGGTGATGGACGTCTTGGCCTCCGTCTACTCCTACAGCCTCGTGTGAGCCTCGCTGAGAGCCTAGAAGAGCTCCCCCGGTACTATGTACTGGGGGAGCTTTTCCGTGCCGTCTATGAGCCTCCTACGGCCTCACACGCCTGAGCGGATGGCGTCGTAGGACATGAACCATCTGGCTCTGGGGAAGCGGGTCCAGTGGCGGATGCCGCCTTTCATTTGGGCGCCGACGCAGACGCCGTCCCATTTGGTGTCGTCGTACTGGGGCACGTCCTTGCTCCACAGGAGGAATTGGTATTTGCCCTGCGAGCATTCCTGTCTGGGGAACCAGATCTTGTCGCCCCATGTTCCGTCGGTGGAGTTGTGCAGCTGGAAGTAGGGTTGGACCCACGAGTCGGCGCCCGGCCATACCATCCACGAGAATTGCCATAGCGGTGTCCATCCGCAGATGTTCCACGCCCACCACCATTCAGCCCCGTCTCGGGTGTCGATGACCTGGGTGTATCCGTCGACTACGGAGTGGTCGAGGTTCTTGGACCCGTACCCCGAGTAGTTCTGCTCGTCGAGGAATGTGCTGGAGGGGGCCCAGTTGTTGACGTCGGTGTAGGCTTTGATGCCTTCGATCTTCTTGACCGTTGCCACGGCGAGGTCGGCTTTGGTCTGGATCGCGGCCTGCTCCTTCTTGACGTTCTCGATCTGCTTCTGCAGCGCCAACAGGTTGTTCGCCGCGTCGGCCGCCTTGGTCGTCGCCTGGTCGGCAGCGCTTCTGGCGTTGGTGCCGATGACGCGTACTTCGGCGATGGCCTCCCGGTCGCGTTGGATCATGCCCTGGATCTGCCGGTCGGTTTCTTCGAGGGCGGTGATCTTCGGTTGCAGCGCTGCGGCGTCCCGCTGGGCGGCCTGGGCGATGGCCTGGACCGCGTCGGCTGCGGCTTTCGCATCGCCGGAGGCTTTGGTGTTGGTGCGCACTGCTCCTTCGATGGTTGTCATGCGCCCGGTGAGGTTGGTGACTGCGTCGGCACTGCGCTTCATGTTGGCCGCTACTGCATCGAACTGCGTGTCCGCGTAGGCCACGCAGTTGGAGAGGGTGCACCCCTCCACAGTACGAATATTAACAATGAACTGCAGGTTCGTGCCGGGTTTGTACGGCACCGACACGCGGACGTCGATCGGGTACGGCTGCGAGTTACCGGGAATCTCGATGGTGTCGGCGTACACGTTCTCCTTCCAGTTATTGTCGGCGATCGTGTAGTAGGACACGCAGAACCGTGCGCGGCTGGGGCCCTGAGCCACGGCGAGCCCGGTGATCCGGTACGAACAACCCTGGGGTCCCGTGAACCTGGGCCCCTTGGCCATGTTGACGTTGTAGTTCCTGTCCTCGGACTTGGAGGCGACCAGGGAGGAGCCGACGACTTTCAGAGCCGACCCGACCGCCCAGTTCGACGACATCTTCCAGTAGTCGTCCAACGGATCGACTCCGCTCCCGGCGGGGCCGGCAGGGCCAGGATCGCCCTTGGGACCGGACGGTCCTGCGGGGCCAGTGGGACCGACGGGGCCCTGGGGACCTTTCGCACCAGGCTCGCCTTTAGCCCCGGTCGGCCCCTGCGGGCCCATGGGTCCTGCAGGCCCACTGTCTCCCGATACTCCTCGCTCACCGCGCTCCCCCTTGGGTCCGATGGGGCCGGGTTCGCCCTGGGGGCCGGGCAGACCCCGCTGCCCATCCTTACCCGGAGGGCCGGGGTGTCCTTCGGGTCCGCGGAGTCCCACGTCGCCGCGGGGTCCGGAGGGTCCGCGGTTGCCGCGTTCGCCCTTGGGCCCTTCGGGGCCCGGATCGCCGACGGGACCCTTGGGCCCCTGCGGGCCGACGGGCCCTCGGATCATGCCCTTGGCGATGTCGTCCCTGATCTTCATCATCTGGTCGCGCGCCTTGGCGACGTCGATCTCGATCTGGGTCGTGTGCAGCGGAGAGACCGGCTCATGCGCGACGAGTTGCGAGAGCAGATTGGTCCCGTCGTGGAGGGGCGCGTGGAGGTCGAGCACCTTCACCCTCCCCCGCTTGAGCAGGATGTGATGCGTCCACGGCTCCGGAGGATTCGTGTACGGGCCCGCGATCTCGACTGGAATGCTGAACTGACCCTCCACGTCTACCGTGAAGGGTTTGACGATGACGCCTGCCGCGGTCGTCACCACTCGTGGGTCGGGCGCCACCGTCAGTGTGCCGGCGGCGTCCCGACCGGCCGCGTCGGTGAGGCGGCCGGTCAGGATCGCGCTCATGGTTATGCGTCACCTCCGGCGAGCTTCTTGGCGAGCTTCTGAATACCGTCGCTGATCTGGAACAGCAGGTAGAAAGCGGAGCCAGGGTTGCGGACTCCCTCCTTACCGGGGCTGAACGTGTCAACGAGGCTGCTCAGCGTGCTGTTGGCGTCTTTGAGCTGGCTGACGATGGGGCCGTCCCAGCGGCGACCGGCGATGCCGGCCCCGGTCTGGTCCGAGACCTCAACGAGCCTGTCTCGGATCTCCCTCAGGAGATCGGTGTTCTCCGACATATCGAGATCATCCTCTGCGTAGTAGGAACCGTCGTATCTGATTCGGTGCGTCCACTGGGCACCTATTGTGAGCGGATGGTTGAGGTAGGAGCATGCGCACCGCACCTCGCCGCCCGTCTGGTCTCCGGCGTATCCGTCGATGTCGCCGAACTCGCTGATCCACGCCTCGCAGATCCATCCGTTGCACACGATGGCCGTGTGTCCGTCGGATCGCAGAACATCTCCGTCCTCGACGGGCATGCCCGGGTACCACTCCTCGGCGGTGAAGCCCCGCTCGGTCATGCATGCGACCTCGTTGCCGGTCCACATGGACTTGGGCAGCGGGTCGGGCAGACCGGCATTGTTGAAGCAGTACACCACCAGCTCGGAGCAGTCGACGTTGACGTTGACCGCCTGAGAGGTGGGGGATGGGAGGTTCCAGATGGTCAGGCGCTCGGGCTGCGAGTAGCCCACGCATGGGTTCTGGGTGATATCCCACGCGATCTGAGAGGCGTCCGACTGAAGGCTCATCTCAGCCCTCCCGGGAGGTCTCCACGTTGGCGTCCGCGACGGCGAACAGAGCCGCCAGGAACGGGGTGATGACGTCGATGACGTCCTTGGTCAGGACGCCCTTGACGGCGAGAACCCCGCAGCCGGCGATAGCGACTCGGTACAGGTACTGACGAACCTTGGGGTCAACCAGTCCTTTGAGAGCGGTCATACCAATTCTCCTCACGTTGTTTGTCGATCTTCGACTCGATCTTCTCGAGTCGCTCCATGACTCCGGGTCGTCTGGGAACCCCCGGTCTGGCGGGGACCCCGTTCCAGTCGTCAAGAAGATTATTGAGCCTTTTCATCCTTCTGTTGACCCACGCGGCGAATCCCCCGATGGTCACGAACGATGTCGTTGCCGTGATGAGGGCCTGCAGGTCTATGAAGAACCCTGCGCCGTGTCCCATTGATCACCTCACGAAAATCTCGGCGAAAGCGTTGCGCGACTGCGGAGAGTCGAAGAAGACCCTCCCTTTCCGGTAGGACCCGCGGAGCATCTCGGCGATCTTGTCACTGTAACTCATAAGCACCTCGCCCTCCCGGAGAGTCATCTTATTGGTATTATACACCTTCTCGACCCTCGGTCGTTTCTGCTGGCAGAACAGAGTCCCCCAATCCATCCACAGCGAGAAGACTCCCAGGTCCGTCTTGACGGTGAACATGTACTTGGCGGTCCCCGATTTGCGCTGCACGAACTGGCTGGTGTTATCGGCGAAGGAGTTATCGATCGAGTAGTCGGCGTACTCCTCGTCGAAATCCGTCACGAACTTACCGAAGCGCGTCGTCGCCACCTGTGAGGCGAAACGCTGCGAGTCCACGAACTGGGCCGCCACGAACCCGTCCCCGTAGGTGATGAACTCCTTGCCCGGGGTAGGTGTGATGTGCCATTTGATGAAGTACGGGTTCATGATGGAGATTGCGTTGGACAGCATGAGCACCCGTGTCCGGTCCTGATACCTGTCCACCGTGGAGTAGAAGTCGAGGAGTGCTTTGACCTCGTCCTTCAGGTAGTGGATGGTGCCCGTCTCGATGATGAACTCGTCGAAGATGATGGTCGTCACTTTCGGATAGGGGGTGCTCTTGTGCTGCGCCGACGTACTGAGCGCCAGGAAGTAGCCGGCCCTCCTCCAGGCGTCCTTGCCCTCGCCCTTGTTGCGCCAGCACAGAGCCCCGCCTCGGAGCTCGAATTCCTGCTCCGGGAACTCGTGCGCCACGTCGGCGACGAAGCTGCCCCGGGTTTTCAACTCAGTCTTGTACCGCCTCAGGTAGATGAACTCCTCCCCGCGCTCCACGGCTCTCTTGAGCACGTACTTCTTGGCGCCGTACGACTTGCCCACGCCTCGAGCGCCCATGACCATGTTGAACACGGCGTTGCGGGAGAGGATCCTGTCGAACGAGTAGTAGTCGAACTTCTTAGACATAGCGCTTCAGCTTCCACCTGCACCCGCCGAACAGGGACGTGGCATGCCCGTACGCGGGCCCGCGAACGCCGTCGGGGCCCCGCTGTCCGATGATGGTGTCCTTGCCCGTCTCGCAGCAGTATTCGACGTGCCCTCCGCCGGAGTACCAACGGCAGACGATGAGGTCGCCCTCCTTGATCTGGCTGGTGGCGTTGAATCGCCCGCCGCCCTCGGCGATGACCTTACCGCCCTCGGACATGAGGACGGTGGTGCCGCCCTTGCCGATGTCCATGCCCATGACCTTATTGTACAGCCACCATACGAACCCCGAGCAGTCGGTGACGCCGGACTTGTCCGGGTGCAGCCTGGGTTCGTACCACTGGTGGTAGACGTACTTGCCGATGGAGGCTTTGGCGAGTGCGGTCATCTCGCCGATCTTGCCGGGGGCTCCTCCGCCCCCGCCTCCGCCGTCCCCGTTCTTCCCGTCGCCGTCGTCAGATTTCTGGTCGGCTCCGTTGGCCTTCCAGAACCCTCCCACGGTGGGGTAGGCGGCGGCGTTGGATCCGTCGGACATGTAGATGCGCAGCACGCCGGACCCGTCCGTTCGGGCGTGCTTGATCTTCTTCTCCTCCTTGGCCCTGTCCTCGCCGTCCTTGGAATTGTCGCCGCCGGAGTCGCCGGGCGCCAGGGTGATGCCCTTGGTGTCGAGGTTCTTGATCATCCGGTATGCGATGACGTATCTCTGCCCGACGGCGTACCACTCCCCCGAGGCTTTGATGGCGTTGGCCATGGAGTCCAGAGTGGGCGCCGGCCCGGCGCTGGCCACGAGCCTGTTGAGGATGCGCGCGTAGTTCCCCCAGCGGTGCATGACGACGATGAGGAGCATGCCGGCCTCGGTGTACTTCTCCGAGTCCAGTCCGATGGCTTTGAGTCTGGGGATGTACTCGTCCTCCAGGTCCTTGCGCATCTGGTTGTTCTGTATCTTCTTGCCTTCTTCAGAAGCCAACGCGGCTGATAGCTTCTGCCTATCGGTGCCGCCCAGGGACTGGTACTTGCGGGCCATCGTCCACGAGCCCTTGCCAGCAGCCAGCCACGAGCGGATCGTGGGGCCGAACACGTTCTTGTCGGGGAACTGCTGCAGCAGGTCGAAGGCGCGCCCCTGGGTCCACTGCCCGATGCCGAGCGACAGCGTGTCGGGTGCGGTGATGATGCCGTAGTTGAACCCGGCCTCGACGGTGGCCAGGGTCGCGATGATGCACGCCTTATGCTTGTCATCCCATGCCATAAGTTCCTCCTATATGATGCGGGGCGCCGGGGATCGCCCGACGCCCCGCGGTTGATACGGCTCAGATCAGTGGGCGCGCATCATGCAATTGGACAGGTCGAACCGGGTGCTGTGATTCTTGTCGGTCAGGAACACGGTCTCGATGTGATACCGCCCCGGGCCCTCGAACGCCTCGAAGATGCCCGTGCCCTGGGAGTAGACCATCGCCTCGGGCCACGGGCCGTAGCCGGCGACGAAGGAGCTCCAACGGCGCTGGCCCTTGGGACCGGTGACACGAATGTCGAAGTGGGTGTCCTGAACGTTGTGGACGGTGTGACGCATGATCGCCACGATGATCCACACGTCGTCGGCGTCGAAGTCGAGGTCGAACTCCATGACCGTGACGGGTCGCTCCTCGGGCGTGGACAACGTACGGTCGCCGGAGCCGGCGGTGACCTCCTTGAACCGCTTGTGCAGGGCGCCGACCCTGTTGGCGGCCTGGGTCGCCTGGACCGCCTGGCCGGAGATCGCGTTCGCAGTGGTCTTGGCGTCGATGGAGGCCGTGTTCGCGGCGTTGGCGGTGTCCAGTGCGGCGTCGGCGCGGTCGCGCGCCTCCTTGGCCCTGGCGGCCGCCGACGAGGCCACCTTGTTCGCCTCAATAGCGCTCGTGTTCGCCGTCTCGGAGGCGGTGGTGGCCTTAGTCGCCATGTCGAACGCGCGGGTCGCGTCGGCTTTCGCCTGCGAGGAGACCGACAGCGTCGACTGAGCCGCCTCACGGGCGCTGTGAGCGTCATCCGAGGCCGCGTTCGCCGTCGTCAGCGCGCTGGTCGCATCACGGGACGCCGACTTGGCGGTGACGGTCGCACCGCCCAGGCCCTTGTCGATCTCCTTCATCGCGGAGTTGAAGTCGCCCAGCACGCTGAAGTGGTCGGATGCCACGTAGAGCGGCAGGTTGAAGTTCTCTGTCTTGTTGGTTGCGGGCATATTGAGCCTGCCTCTCTGTCAGGAGACCACCATGCGCTGGAGGTCCGGGATGTTCAGGTTATCGATGTAGTTCAGGTCCTTGGAGGTGATCTGGTCACCGCCCTTGAACTGAGCCTCGTAGACGTCGTAGACGATGTCGATGACGCGCTTGTACTGCCCCGTCACGGGGGAGAACCCGTAGTTCTGGGACAGGGCCGGCATCACGTACTTACCGATCGTCTCCAGTTCGGAGATTGTCAGTGGAACGTCCTCCAGCTCCTGGGCAGTGAGCCCCAGCTGGCTGAAGTCCTCGGCGAGGAGACCGCCGACCGTGTACCGGTTGTGCATGTCGTTGATGAGCTCCTGGAGAGTGGAGCTCTCTCCTCGAAGCCAGTTGAAGACATGCGCCTCATCCGACTCGAAGTGCTTCTTGACGAGCGCCTTCAAGTCGTTCTCGAAGGTGTTGAACTCGTCGTCGTACTTGGCGATGGCGGCCGACAGCATCTCGCGAACCTGGGAGGGGAGCGCGTGGTAGCCCTCCATCTCCTTGCGCACGTCCACCAGGAGCCTGGAGACGGCCGCGTTGTAGTCGGACGCCAGCCCCTGCATCTTCGCCGAGAACTGGTTGACCAGACCCTCGCTCACCCACGAGCGCATCTCCTCCATGAGCTGGAGGTAGGTGTACCCGTCGCGGTAGGTGAACGGTGTGACGTTCGTGACCCGGTAGTCGCCGGGCGTCAGCTGGTACTTGTTATCAATATAGTCCATAGCCCCATCCGTTCACGTACTCGTCTCCTGAAGATCGGATTTGCATGAATAGGCCTCCCAGCTCCGAGATAACGGACATGTCAATATTGAGGAAGGTTTCGCGCCATTTCTGAAGGAGGTCGGCCTTAGGAGTATTATACCCCCACGACCGTGTGGCATTCCCCGCCTTAGTCCCCGTCGTCGTCGCGGTGTCGGAGGACCGCTTCTGCTGATCCTGGGTCGCCGAATTGGAATGGTTCTGCCCGGACCCCCTCGACGATGTGTCGTTGGCGGCCGTCGCATAGTCGTCGTGCCCGGACAGTCGCGTCTGCGGCATCTGGGACTGCACGGTGCGCGCCTTGGACTCCTCCGAGGAGGACACGCGCGAATCGCTGGACAGCGTCTGCTCCGCGTTCTGCTTCGTGTGCATGTCCTGGGTGGTGTCCTGCGTGGAATCCGCCGTAGAATGCACGTCGTGAGTCACCATCGGGTCGAAATCGACCAGCTCCGACTCGTACAACTGGTTGTAGAACGGCATGATCTCATTCATCTTCACCTTCAACTGGTGGATGAACATGTCGATCGACTCATGCGCGATCTCGTTGTACCAGTAGTGGTCCAGGATCTTCTGGTTCAAAGAATCCCTGTACGACTCGTCGAAGATCGGATACTCGTTCAGCCCGATGTTCAACGGACCGACGATCTCCACCACCTTGCGCAACTCGAGTGTGTAGTCAGCCATTGTTCGGGTTCAGCTCCTGCTGGTCGGTCGTCCCCAAGTCTGGATTGCCCTTGTCGAGAGCATCTCCAACACCCCCGAGAGCGGCTGCGGCAAGCATAGCGTTCTGAGCATCCGCGGGCTGAGATTCGTCAAGGTTCCACCTCACATCCACCTGCAAGTCGTACATCTGGTTAATATGCTCGCACGCGTACTTGCGGGCATTCATGGCGACGGCGCGCATCGCCAGAACCTGGCCGGAGGAGCCGCTGGCCTCCTCGGCGACCATGCGCTCCCTCTTCTCGCTGTTCACGTTCATAATGCCCAGGAGTGTGAGCGCCTCGTTCCAAGTCTTGACCTTCGCCTCCATCACGTCCTGAATCTGATGCGGTTTGAACCCGACGTCGAACATGGTCACCTTCTCCGCCAGGGCTGCGGGGGAGAGGGCCTCGGTGCCGAAGATGACCGGCTGCCCCTCGGCGACCTTGCGGAACGCATTCACAAACGACTGGTACTCGTTGTTATCCACCGAGAACACGAACGGATGGCGGGCGCTCAGCATGTTCACCTCGAGTGTGCGGTCGAACGCCGCGAGCCTCTGGGAGTAGATGTCGATGATGTCCCAGTCCGGCTCACGAAGATAGTTCGACCAGATCGGCACGCAGTGCCTGGCGTCCAGGGTCTTCGAGAAAACCTGGTTCCCGTACACCGTGAAATTCGTCGGGTTATCGTACATGTTCACCTGGCCGAGCCCCGTGGCTCGAAGCGCCATGAACCTGTCGAACTCCTCATCGAAGTAGAACACCGCCAGCCCGTCGTACATGAGAGTGGCCTCCAGGTAGCGACGGTCCACAGTGTCCGGGAGTCCCGACCAGGAGAACCTGTTCACACACATCTCCGACATGATCCGCTTGTACATACGGACCAGCAGGGCCTCACGGTTGATCGACGGGTTGTTCTTGAAATGGCCGCCGTTGACGAAGGGCTCGTAGATCTCCTTGCGAACCCAATCCCTCTCACCGTTTCGCTTCACCATATGATCCCCTTAAGCGGCTTGTTGTTAGCCCAGTCGATGCGACCGATCATCGTCTGATCCTTGTGCCACACGGTGACACCCTTCTCGAAAATGCCCCTGATCGTCTGGCGGAACGTCTCGGGCATGGTGCTTCGGGAGATGTTCATCTCCGCCATCTTCCAATAAGTGAAATGCTCCATGCACCTGAAGTCCCCCGGGGGCACCACGGGCGAGTTCATCGCATACCCGTACCGGAGCCAGAACTCGCCGATGCGACGCACAGCGTCCTCGGGGATGAACTTCAGACGTTCGACGATGCTCCACGACTCGGCCGCCAGCATGAAGGCGTCGCCGCCGACCTGACCCGATGTCGTCGGGGCGATAGTCTGGGCGTCCTGAACCCTGGCGTTGATGCCGGCGATGGCATTCGCGTAGTCGCCGTTCGCCGCGTACTTGGCGTAGGCCAGGTTCGTGTCGGCGTTGTAGCGCATGTACCCCTGGTTCAGGTTCGTCAGCGCGGACGCCTGCTCGGCGGACATGCGCGCCGTGTTCACCTGCTGGGAGTACGTCATACCCGCCTGGGCCATCGTGGAGGCTCCGGACAGGGCAGACCCTCCGAGGCCGGCCAGGGCTCCCAGGGGACCGCCGTTGGCCAGGCCCATGAGGGTGGATCCGATCACCTGGCCGCCGACACCGATACCCGTCTTCTGCAGACCCATGCGGGCGTTGTATCCGGCGATGTCCTGATTCCAGGAGTTGTTCAGAGCCGTCTGCTGGCCCGCCTGGGCGATAGCGGCGTTCGCCTGGTTGAACTGCGTCTGGGCGCCGTGCAGAGCCCTCTGCTGCGACCACTCGGCGCTCTGATGCTGGTAGGCGATCGAATGCGCGTTCTGCGCCTGGAACATCAGATAGCTGTTGTTCGTGAGGCTGAACGTCGGCAGGTTCGTGAACCCGGTCATCACATCGAAATGCTCCGACCAGCCGTCGTACTGGTCCATATGCCCGCGGGTGCGCTGACCCAGGGAGTTCACCGTGAACATGATGCGCGGATTCGGGGGCACCACGTGGGACCACTGAGTCACGGCCAGACCGGGCGACTGAATCATCTCGGGCTTGAGCAGCAGGGGAGTACCGGAGAACGTGGTCACCTCCACCAGGAGATACGGGCTCGTCCAGAACTTCCACAAGTGCCGGTAACGGGCCGGAAGGATGTCGTCCTTGCGCAGTTTGTCCGTGAGCGTGATCGACTTGTTGTTAACAAGACCCTTCTCGCCGATCCCCTTCTCCAAGTCGTACACCTCGGCGCCCTGGCGGGAGATGCGCGTGTCACCGCCCTTGGGGTCGACCCCCGACGTCCCGGGCAGCTTCACCTTCAGGTCCTTGATCTCATCGAAGTTGATGACGCCCTTCGGGATCGCCGTGATCGACACGATGCCCTGAGACACCCACGGCACCAGGGACATGGCGTTCGTGAACACGCGGAACCAATCCGCCTTCATCGCGTAGATGGACGTCCCGTTCGGCACGCCCTCGGCGAAACTGCCCTTCGAAGCGGTGAAAGTCGGATTCTTCTCATCCCCGTAGGGCTGGGTGAGGTCCACCGTCGAGGCGATGATGATGTCGAAGTTGGCGGTGTCGATCTTGCCGGCGCTGGGAGTGGAGGCGATGACCTTCCGGTTCACGTCGACGATTTGATACTCGGACCCGAGGTCCAGCCCCTCGGGCACCGTCATGTACTTCTGACCGTAGTAGTCCCACCCGTTCTCGGCGGCGATCGCCATATGGGAGCGTTCGCAGTAGGAGCGGCGCACATTGAACTGGTGCATGTACGTCTGCCAGACGTCGAGCTGCACGGTGATCTGAGTGGTGGCCGGCGCGATGTAGTCGACGCTGGTTATGAAGTAGAAGAATGTATTCCGCGAATTATAAGCGTCACGGTTGTTACGGGCCACCAGGTAGTTGTACTGGTTGGCTTTCGAGAACGGGATCGGAATCCTGATCGGGGCGCCCTGCGCGCAGTAGGTCAGGGACTTCACCTCGATGCGCGACGAATACTCGTTGACGATCGCGTTGAACGCCTCGTCGTAGTTGTCATACCAAACGACATCGCGGTACTCCTGATCCCACACGACGTTCGTCAGGTACACCTCAGTATTGGGGGACCAGACGGAGTAGTCGAAGCCCATCCCGAACGAGCCGATATCCTCCGGCGGGTCATAAGCTGTAGGCATATATAGAGTATAGCACATAGGTTAAAGGGCCGCCCCGGGGGAGCTCGAACTCAACCCTGGGGCGGCCCATCGCCGGTGAGGCAGAAAGGAGGAAGGACCTCACCGACGGGCTACCCTGCCCACAGCACTAGTGTACCACACGCAGGAGGTGGTGTCACTTCTTCGGCCACACCTTCACGGCCTTAGCCTTGTCGACGGCGATCGACGCAGGCTTCGAAGCGATCGTCTTCTTCACATCCGCACTGTCACGGTAGACCAGAGTGGCGGTGACGGTGACCGAGTCGGCGTCCTCATCCTGACCCAGGTGCAGGATGCCCTCGTTATCGATCTTCGTCCGCTGAGAGTTCGCGCCCGACACGGCGTAGTCGATACCCAGCTCCAGACCATCGGTGTTGTCACCGGTCACGGCGAACGTCACCTCGACGTTGCCGCCCGGAATCGCCTTGTTAGCGGCGCCCACGGGCTTGCCTCCCTGAGTGGCGGTGTAACCGCCCAGGGCCAGGTTGGCGCCAGGACGGACGCGAATGTTCTGGTCGTCGTTACCGGTCCAGAACATGACAGCGGGGACGAACAGCGACGTGCTGATGACCTCCCAGTGGTGGAGGAAGTAATTCGTTCCCAAACTAACCGGGTTCGGCTGGCTGGTGTTCTCCAGGAGGTTATCGGCGATGACGAAGAAGTCCTTCGTCGTCAGAATCGCCTGAGCCTTGTCGATGCCCATCTGCTCGGCCGGAACCGGGATTACCCGGGCGTACATGTCGACGGGGGAGAGGTTGAACGCGGCGGCCAGAGCCTCGACGTCGATGTTCGCCTTCACCTCGGGGGTGACGATGAGGATCAGATCCTCGCGCTTGGCGAACGTCTCCATGCGCGCCGCATTGTACTGGCGGGACAGGAACGTAAGGTTGTCCGTCATCGCACGAACCCGCTTGATCAGCTGCTTCGCGTCGGACTCGGTGGCGGTCAGGCTCCGAAGGTCGGGAACCTTCACGTGGTAGAAGCCGCCGTTCTTCTCGTACTCGGCGAACAACGAGCAGGTCAGGAGGAACTCGTCCCACTGGTCGGAAGTCGTCGGGGACGCCAGAATCTGCGACAAGTAGTTCTGCAGACCCGACTCGTCCAGGAACGCACGACGCAGCTGGTCGCGGTTCACAGTGATCTTGTAGTACTCCTGACGGTTCACCGTGTGGAACTGGGAAGCGACATTCGGTTTGTGAGCGCCGAAGATATCCTTCTCCATGTAGTCGCGCTCGGAGTTGTACGTGTAGGAGGAGACCAAACCCGTCTGCACCTCCTCGATCGTGTCACCGAAGTTCAGCATGCCCCGCTTGAACTCACGCAGAGGGTTGTTCCACGTGATGTCACGGGTGATGTACGTGCCGACACGGTTGATCAGAGCGTCGGTGAACTCGTTGAAATGAGGCGTGTACGACGTCAGCTGCTGGACGACGTCGGCGACACTGCCCTTCGTGGCGGCCGGGATGCGCCGCTGATAGTCGGAGGTGGCGTCGTTGCGGATCCGGTTCAGGATCTCGATATTGTCAAAGTCGCGAATGCGACCGCTGGGGAGAGTCATGGTCAGGCCTCCTTAGGCTTGGAGAAGAAGGAGGCGATGCTGCCGTCGTCCCCGTCGTCAGCATCGCTCGTGTCGTCACCGTGCGACTCGTCGTCGCCGGCGTTGTCCCCGCCCGCGCCGATGGCCTCGAGCAAGTCGTAGTTCTTGCTCTTCAGACCGTCGACAGTCTTGGAAAGAGCAGAGTTGGAGTCAGTCAGCTCCGAAATCTTGGCGCCAGCACTGTCAGCCTTGTCCTTGACAGTATTGTAGGCGGCACGGAGATCGTCATAGATCGTCTCCGACGGCCCCTCCTCGCCAGGATTGATCAGAGACTGAAGGAGACCTTCAAAATCCATGATACCTCCATGCAAACGTATGGGCTATGAGTGGTAGTTCCACTCATAGCCCATACTATCACAGACTGCCGAGAAGCCTCGGCGGAGCAACCAACTCAACGTCGCGGGCCCGGTCTCATCCGGCGGTAGACGCCCACGACGTCACCGATCAGCTCTCCTCGGCGTCTGAGCTCTCGAACGGCCCGGGGGAGGGGTGAGACGCCTCCTCCGACTCCGCAATCTTCATCTTCACGAACTCCGTGACAACCCTCCTCATGAGCTCCGGCTTGGGCACATGAACCTCCCACTGATAATTGTCGAAGAACTCGACCACCCAAACGGGGAGGGTGAGGGAAACCGTCTTGGACTTGCGCATCATGACTCCTTTACTGGCGTGAACGTGAAATGAGTCTCCGTGAGAAATGTTCCCCCGGGTATCATCTTGGGGACAAGTTTACCACCATACGTCTGAGGCTTCAACAAGTCCTCCGGCCAGATCTCATACGGCTTCCCCGTATGAGGGTTCTTCCTCGGAAGGCCGGCGATATGTGTATCGGGCTTACCGTCGCTCACCTCGCAGTACTGCTTCGCCCTCACGAAAATAGCCCTATCGAACGTACCCTCAATCTTCCACGCCCCCAGATGGGTGGGATGAATATTCAAACCCTCCGGGGGCTCCGTCCCCTTCAGATGAAGCGAATCCGTATCAGCATAGAGGAAACGGTCGAAGTTAGCCGCAGCGGAGCGAATCGTATAATCCCGAGCCCAGGAGGTCACGAAAACCCCGACGGGGGTGTACACGGGCTTCACAACTTCCTCATTCTCAGATGACACATACTTTACAGCGCCGTTGTGAAGCACAGGAAGCTTATTGCGCCTCTCAATACGAGCTGCGAACTTACCGTACAAAGAATTGAGCATCAACTTGGCGATCTGCCGCTTTCCGCCCGTAGAAGCCTCCTTAACAGCCATCCACTTATCGATATAATCCTTGAAGGTGCCTATCCGGCAGTGGAAAATAGTGACATCGCTATAGCTGTACAAATCCACATCATACATGTCATTGATGAGTCTCCAGTCAACGTTCGTCATACGCATCTCAGTCGGCTCATCCACCACGCGCTGATACTCCGTCGGATTGGCTCTGTGTGAACCTCGCAATTGGATGCAGGGGATACCCCGCTCCTTGAGCTTCGCAGTGAAACGAAAAGTAGCAATCCAAAGATAATTGTCGGAGATCTCCTCGGGAGGAATATCAACCGAACAGGGATTCCCAAAGGGGAGGGGCCTCGAATACATGATATACGGGTACAGAGAATTAACGTCGAGCACCATACCCTCACCCTGCACGACACCGGCTGTGCGGCTATCAGCATAAGTGAACCCACCACGATAGGCGGCTCGCACTTTCATGTCATCCTCCAGGGAAAGAGTAGGAAACCATTTCTTGAAGGTTTTCCTCCCCACTACCTCCTTGTACCCCTTCAAAGCATCAGAAGAAGCCGTCATACTAGTAAGCCCCTCGGCAAGCTGCTGACGAAGAGCCTCTGCGACGATCCCCGTATCATTACGTACGTACTGACGCTCCTCGAACGTCGGTCGGTAACCAGGCTCGCGATAGGTTACGTAATCGATCACCCCCTTGCTCATCTCGAGCCCATAAGCACCCGCCATGCTCTGAACGGAGAGAGGGATCTTCTTCAACGAATCCATGAAAATAACATCTGCATCCTCCGTCGCAACCCAAATCCTGTAGAACTGGCTCTCAGAGGAGATAATAGGGGTGAACGACAGTGGGGGAGGGGCTCCCTTCACAACATTCGGATCATTGCAACGGAATCCATTGTGAAGAAGCCAATCAATAATGTACCCGCCATCGAACTTCAGATTATGGAAGAAAACGGTCCTCTCTCCCGCAAGGATGGAATGCATGAACTCATCGATCGTATACCCGATCACGTTGACGTTCCAGTCGTCAACATTTCGCACAGACCAAAGCCATACCCGGGTGGAGTCGGGAAGCGACCCGTCATCAGGAATATCAGCTGTAGTCTCAAAATCCGCACAAAGAATCTGCCTCTCATCGGAGAGGGCGGACTTGCATCGTCTTGGCATAGCCGACAGCATCCTTTCCATTGAACAAGTCCTCACTCTGAGCTGTGAACGCATCATCAGGGGAGTTTCGATCGGAATCGAACTCCTTATTCCCCTCATAACGGAACGTCAGACCCGAAATGAACTCATCATCAACGGTCCACAGCACGCGAAGCAAATCATCGGGAAGATCCGCCAAAGCTTTCAACCCTGGGTTTCCTGAACTTTCCGTAAGCTTACGAATATTGGTCCGTATACCCTCCACCATCTTCTTATCAGCCCTCGTAGTGGAAACCTCGCGCTCCCTATCAGTAAGAATCTTAACAGCGCGCTCATTCGTGAAAGTGTGCACCTTATACGGGTCGCGCTCGGTATACATGCGAGCATCATCCCCCTTGTGGGCGTAAGGCCTCCTGATATTGAAAACCTCAGAAAAAGGCCGTGAACCCCTCCATGGAATCTCAGTGCCCCCAACTCGCTGATAGAACTCCCTGGCATGCTCATTACTCCTCTTCTGAGCATACACGTAACGGAGCATACTCTTAGCCGAGATTGGCTCCCCCGAACGAGAAGGGTAGTAAGAGACGTTAGGAGCCATGAACTCCTCCAGACGATGCGCATGAGCCTCTACCTGGGCCTTAGTCATACGACCCACTAGGGGACTACCCTTACGCGGATCTAGGGCCGTACGGGCGATGTCAACGCCTCCTGCGCCATGCGTAGCCTCCCGCAGAGGGCGCAAGACGGACGGGGCGTACGTCCCCTGACGGATCTTGCTGATCTTCCTCGAAGCGCGAGCCTCAAGACGCCGAGCATAATCGCGCCAACCCTCAAGATCTGTCGGCTTCTCAAGCCTAGCCATTGACGGGCTCCTTTCTAATCACACTAATAGTATAACACAAACAACAGAGGAGGGCGCCACACAATGAAAGTGTGGCGCCCTCATACGGACAGGATCAACGGCGATAAGCGCGCCGCGGGTTAGCCAGCGTCGAACGATCCCCCTTCTTCATGTAGCCGAGGAACTTCGGGAAACGAACCTCAAGGGACTGGCCGGAACCATTCTTCGACTTCCACTCACGAAGAACAAGCGTCCCCGAAAGGGTGACCTGATCACCCTTGCCGACAATCCCCATAATGTACTCATAGGAATCGCCGAAGAAAGAAGCGTTCAGGTAAAGGGGCTCACCATCGTCAACCCATTCCTCGCTCTTCTTATCGAACTGACGGCGAGTAGCTGCAATACCAAGGCGAACAATCAATTCGCCCGACTTGGTCTTAGCGGTCTCAGGGTCGCGGGTCAGGTTGCCGGTAACGGTCATCTCAGCACTCATCAGAGTCGCCTTTCTGTTCAGTGCTGCCAATAGGGCAGCGGATCTTGAATAGCGTCCACAAGGGGCGTTGCTTGCGAAAGATAGTATACCACACTATCAAACGCGAAGCGCTGGAGATCGGCGACGCGAATATCAAACATGTAGGTCGCCGTCATACGACGCACAGTGCCCGAATACAAATCGACATGGAATCTCTTAACACCCAGCGTCAAAACAATGCGGTAATCACAACCAGCCCAAGTGAAGGTGGTGAAGTACTGCAGGTTGCCGCGATGGCGAGTGTAATTCCAGGCTGTGTCCTCGAACACTGGCAGTCGACTCATTTGGTAGCTCCTTCCTCGTTTGCTTGTGGCGCCATCATAGCACACACCACCCACGCACAACACATCGAGTGCTGTGACTCGTGGCACAGACCAGCGGAGCCCAGGATCCGCTTGGGGAAAGTGAAAGTGACTGTCAGCTCTCTAATAACACTCCCC